GTTTAATTTTCCCGCTAGCGAGATCATTAAATTTTTTATTAATTTTTTTGTGGTGAGAACCTTCAATAAACTCAGGCCAAACATATTTCACAAAACTCAAAAAGTCTTTTCTGATTATTGGCTTAGCTTTATCTAATTCTACACTTTTTTCTAGATCCAAAAGTCGTGCTTTTTCTTCTGGAGTCAATCCTGAAAAATTTTCCATAAAATTTTTTGTAATATTTTTTATATAACCCACTTTTAAAAGTTAGTCTATAAGAGTCTAAATCTTACATATATGCACACATTTGGGACCCCTACTACAGATTAGGGTGGGCCCTCCCTGAATTTACAAGCAAAAATACAAGATGTTGTGGTACCTCTATTGGTACACACTATGTAATTATTGCATGGCTCGATTTCTGCATCTCACCGAGCCACGCAACGCGAGATAAATCAGAATGGTAATTCTGATTGTTCTTCTTTTACTTCATCAGTTAATACTAATGGTTCTTTTGACCAAAGATATTCCATATTAACAATGTAGTAAACTTTGTTTTCATTGTCGTTCAATGTTCTTAAAGCAACTAATTTTTCAAAAGCAGTATCTTCATCTACATTTGCAAATTTAATTGTCCAATCATCACTAAACGAAGTGAATTTGTGATGCTCGATTACCAAATATTTTTTACTCATAATTTGATACTCCAACTATCTGACGCAGTTCTATATCCGTCTGCATCTATATCAAAATAAGTCATTAACATACGACCCGATTTTGATACCCAATATCTGCATTTATCTGTCCATAATGCATTTCTTGTTATTGTCTTCTTATCACTCGCTGAATAGTAAGTAATAACAAAAGGTTTATTATTTATCATTTATTCTCGCTTTCTATAACTTAATGTTATGGGATAAATATAATTTATCCCATAACGATTTTCAACAAATTAATTTAAGTTATCCACATTTTTTTGTTGTTGTTGCATATATGCAACTCTTTCTGCTATCTTTTGTTCTCTAGTTTTTTCGGTGTTTTTCATTCCCTTAATTCTTTCTGCAAGATTTTTAGGATTGTAAATTACCAAGCCAGTTGAGTTAGTTCTAATTATCTCATGGTCAGTAATTTGAATACCAAGTTCATTGGCTAGTTCGATTGCTTCATCTAGCCATTTATAACCTTTTAATCCAATCTTGATTTCTTTCATTTGTTTTAAAACACTCTCAACCCATTTTTCATGTGCCAAAACAAATTGTGCCTTTTGTTGTTTCCAAGAAATTAAAAATTTAAATTCTTCTTCTGTACAAGCAATAGACCTATCTCGACAATAATCACGACCAATCAAATCAAGTTGATATTTTTCATTCCACTCACGACCATATTTAGTTTGATTATCTCGACCACCATTCAATCCCAAATATTTTTCGTTGTTCTCAACAAACTTTCTTTTGTGTGGATTGTCGTCTTTATTAGCTTGTTCAATTAAGATATCTGCGTTGCAATCTTCTTGTGAATTGATTTCATCTCTATACAAAGCAAAACCATAAGACAAGTCTCTATTGGAAGAATAATTACTCTCAATATCAAAATCGCCATTCAATCTAAAATCAAAATGTTTTTCGATTGTTTTAGTTTCCATTATTGGATTGTTGTCATTATCTCGACTTTCAACTTGACCTTGATAATGAAAATGAAAGCAACTGTCTTTTGCAATAGTTGAAACATTCTCAAACTTATTTTGAAGATAATATGCTTTTTCAACATCTTCATCTGTATAATGCCTACGAACAATTTTTTCTGCAACTGCCCACGCATTATCATTGATGTTGATTTGATCTGCTTTCAAATCATCATACTTTCTTTTTTCTTGTGTATCTTCTTGAAATAAATGTTGCTTTATTCTGTTAGCAATTTTATTTCTGTACTCTTGGTTTAGTCTTATTCTAGCCATGTGTCCTCTTTCTTTTTTATTGGTTAATTTATATTTCTTTTAATTTAAGACTTGCAAATAGTCAATAGGATATTATATTAAAATCTGTTATTTATAAAAACTTAACAACTAAACAAGTATTGGGTTGAGAGGTAGTTCTAGTGCAGAATACTCAACCCAAACAGAAAGGACAGAAATGACATTAAAATATTGTCAATCTCATAAGTGCCATACTTATGACACAAAGGACAGAAAACGAGGAAGTAAGGGTAATTACACAAATCAAACTAGAAGAAGAAGTAATTTTTACTATGGTGGTGGAAATTTCTGCTCTCAAAATTGTTATAATGATTGGGCAGAAGATTTTATGAATAGAGCCATTGACCAAGTATCTGGTAGGATTACCGAGCCATATATTTTGAAAGAAGAAAATGCGTGGCAAAAAAGAAGAAGATATGATTGGAATAGCAATGATAGTGGACAGGGTTATCCCTCTTTTACTTATCATTGGGTAAATACAATAAGTAAGAGAGAGATTGATATTACTGAAGAAGAATTTAATAATCAATCACAACCCAATTTATAGTTTCGTCTGTCCTTGATGAAAATCCCACTTTAGAATTATTCTAAAGTGGGATTTTATTTTTTTTTTGGGTGGGCCCTCCCAAAAAAAAAAATAAGCGATCAGGCAACGAGCAACAAGCTTAGCTTAATATTTTCAATGAAAATATTAAGCTTGTAAGATGTTCTGGGATATGGTAACACAAATCAAATCAACAAAGGAGAAAGAAAAATGGGACTAGATCAATACGCAGGACTTCGAGATAGTAAAGGCGAAGTTCATGAAAAGTTTTATTGGAGAAAACATGCTAGACTGCAGGTATTTATGTCTAGGCAATTCAATAAACAGAAAAAAGATCAGGAACATAACACACACGACGACTTGCAACATTTAGGATTTAACGCAGGTCAAGGTGGAGTTACAATTACTGAAGATGTAATCAAGGATCTGGAAGAGGCAATCAAAAGTGATTATTATAGTTACTTTGCTTCTGATGGTTTCTTTTGGGGACAACAGTTCCAAGAGGAACAAGTTAAGGAATACAAAGCCCAAGATGAAGAGTTTTTAAAATGGGCTAAAGAACAAGTCAAAGCAGGAAGACAGATCGGCTACGATTGTTCTTGGTAAAATATTTTAGGCGCCTACTTGTTTAGACGGCGCCTGAATACTTGGGCGTGTTAGGTGTGGAGTATTAACCACTATATCACAGGTAACGCGCTGGGATATCCGTATGTATAGAAATGGGAAGTGCCTATACTACCTGCGAACCAGCGCCCAAGCTTTTCAAAAAAAAATAAAAAATGAAGTATGGTCACAAGCTACAAGCTTCCTGGGTGGGCCCTCCCAGTATATTCAAGCTTGCAAGCTGTCAAGAAAATTATTTGTGGATAACTTAAATATTTTACTTGTAGGATAAACTGGGATGTGCTATACCTGCAGCAACGAAAGGACAGTTATGGCAAAAGAATTGAAACCTGAATACCAGCCCGGCGGCGCGCAGCGTCACGTGATCCTGGATAAGGCTGTTAAGTACTTGCTGGACCCAAGGTTCGGGCTCCAGGGAGACAAACACAGTTTTCTGGTCAACGAAGTTGGCCTGTCAGAGACTGAGTACCTGGAGGCCCTGAACCGGGCGTCCAATGGTGCCTTGGTAGAGGCTGCACTAGGTGACTAGTGCACCCCCTCCGGGGTGGGCCCTCCCGTTAAGCGTCAAGCTACAAGCTCTCAAGCTTGACAGGTCCCAAGCTCTGGGATATTATAAGATTTAGAAAGTGAGGACAACATGACAAAAGAAATAAGACGTAACAGGTTCAACGGTGAAAGCGTTGAGCTCACAGCTGCGGAAGCAGAGAAGCATGATAAAATTTTTTATCATGAAGCAATGGCCACGCTCGAGGATCAAAAACTTGGGACCGGGGCAAGCAAGCATTGGAAGGAAATGCGGAAGCTGCTTGAATGGTTTATGAAACACAATGCCAAAGCTTACATGGTCCTATTGGACTAGTCCAGGAGCAGGGCCCGGAAGGGCCCTGAGCCAAAGCTCAAGCTTACAAGCTTGACAGGCTGCAAGCAATCACGTATAAGATTTTATAGGAGAAAATTATGTTAAAAAAAGAAGCAAGAGAAATAACAGGCGGCCTGAGTAAGCCGTCAAAGATGCCCGGACCAGCTCACAACCTGCCCGCGGCAGCGTGTAAGACTGGCGCGAAGCTGGCACAGGTCCCGGGCTCGGTATGCGCGGGCTGCTATGCCCTGAAGGGTAGATATAGATTTAATAACGTGCAGCAGGCGTTGCAGCGCAGACTCAAGGCGCTTGAGCATCCGCAATGGGTGGAAGCGATGGTGCAGCTCATCAAGGGCCAGGACTGGTTCAGGTGGCATGACAGCGGCGACATCCAAAGCTTCAGGCACTTAGACAATATCTTTGAAGTGTGCAAGCGTACACCGGAGACCAAGCACTGGATGCCAACGCGAGAAGCGCAATTTTTAAAAGTTATTAGCCCGGCCTCAGTTCCGCCTAATTTAATTATTAGAATGTCATCACACATGATCGACCAGGGACCAGTTAAGTTTTGGCCGTGGACTTCTACGGTCACCAGCGGAGACGGCAGGAGCTGCCCGGCCCCTGAACAGGGGAACAGCTGCGGGAGCTGCAGACAGTGTTGGGACAGGTCCACACCAAACGTATGCTACGGTAAACACTAATGACAGACAAACAAAAAGAAATTTTAAAAAAGATTCGGGCGCTGCCTTTACGTAAATACGGAAGCGTCAAGCATAAGCGCCTGATCCAGGAGTATATAAAACATGACCCACACTTTCCATCATCCAAAGTATTACGCTGAGCTCAGGAAGCAGGCGCGCAAGCTTACAAGCTCTCAAGCTTCAAGCGACAAGCATCCCAGCCCTGAGCCAAAGGTTCAAGCTTCAAGCCAGAGTTCACAAGCTCCAGGATCTGAGAACCAGGGTACAAGCGCACAAGCCCACGATCCGGGGTGCAAGCAACAAGGATAAAGGTGTTCTTTCTGTGTTTCACGTGAAAGGATATTTGGTGGGGTGAAAAGCGAATTTTGTAGGCGGATGTATACTTCAATTCCAGTGTAAAAAAGTGCTCACTAACAGCATAACCCAGTAGATCGGGAGTACCGAGTAAGCTACGGTTTTCAAGCCTATTCCACGAAATTTTAGTAACTTTTCTTTTAAGATCATTATATAATTTAGCCTCT